ATGTGTTAAGTCAGCTCATATGGCTATGGTTTTATGGGAAATTAAGCACAATCTATACAAACAATGTACTAGAGAAGCTGAAAGAACTAATGGTAGTTACCAGGATGTAGAGGAAGGTGTAGATATAGTGTTTGATAAAATAGATGAACTATTTAATACATACAATATTGATGTGGAAGAACTTAATAATCTTTAATCACGAGTCATGGGTAAAATGTAAGAAATGTAAAAAGCATTACGACTTAAGACATTCTGAATATTGCCCATACTGTTATACACATAACTGATGATATATTTTGTAGGTAATACAGAACTTATTAAGACAGACTTATATGAATTATCTACAATAGAAAAATGTAAAGAGTGGCTAGATACTTTGACAGAAGTTAATCTAGATACAGAAACTCAAGGACATTTTAATCATTTTAATAAAATGCTAATGCTGCAATTAAACTGGGAAAACATTACTTATGTAGTAGATGTAAGAACAGTAGGCATAGATAGTTTAAAAAGATTAGAAGAAATATTAGTTGTAGGTCAGAATCTTAAGTTTGACTATAAGTTCTTAAAATTTTATGGTATTGAGCTGAATAATATCTATGATACTATGTTAGCTGAGGCATGTCTTACTAATGGCAATGAAAATAGGTCATTAGGATTAGGACCATTAGCTCAAAAGTATTGTGATATACAGCTAAACAAATCAGTAAGGAATCAATTTGTGGGAATTGATTCTACTCCATTTACTGAGCAACAAATAACCTATGGTGTAGGAGATGTAACATGTCTTACATGCATTAAAACTAAGCAACTAGAAAAGATTAAAGAGTTAAACATTGATATGTGGGTATCTAATGAGTTTAATGCTTGTCTTGCACTAGCTGATATAGAATATAATGGCATGGGTTTTAGCAAAGAAGCGTGGGTAAATCTTGCTAATAAAGCTCAGTTTAATGAAGATGATTATACTACGCAATTAGACGAATTGGTTCGACAAGAACCCAAATTAGCTAGGTTTGTTAAAACTAGAATTCAAGCTAATATGTTTGCAGGAATAGAGGATGGCTATGAACATGAAAGAGATGTAAACATCTTATGGTCTAGTCCTACTCAAGTATTTAAGTTATTTAAAGAACTAGGATTAGAACTAGAAAGTACTAATGAAAGGTTCTTAACTAAGTATCAGAACAAATATCCAGTAGTAAAGTTATTCATAGACTATAAGAAACAACAGAAACTTGTTACTACTTATGGCTTAGATTTCTTAAAGTATGTTAATCCTAACACACAAAGGATTCATACAGCCTTTTGGCAAATTGCTGATACTAGTCGTGTAACTTCAGGCTCTATAGAAGAAAGAGCCCCAAACATGCAGAATATCCCAGCTAAGGTAGAATACAGGAATTGTTTTGTACCTAGACAAGGATTTAAAATGGTAAGCTGTGATTTTAGCGGCCAGGAGCTTAGATTATGTGCAGAAGGTAGCCAAGAACCATTATGGGTAAATGCGTTCCTTAAAGGCGAGGATTTGCACTCTAATGTAGCTTCTATGGTGTTTAAAGTACCCTTAGATAAAGTTAGAGATAAACCAGACTTTCTTAGAGGCAAATCTTATAGAGATGCAGCTAAGACTGTAAACTTTGGTTTAATCTATGGCATGTCTAAGTTTAAACTAGCAGACACACTTAGTATTGAAGTAAAAGATGCAGATAAGATAATCAAGGATTATTTTAAAGCAACAAAACATCTTAATTTATACCTTGATAAGTGCAGAAAGTATGGTATGAAGAATGGATTTATTCGTTCATTCAAACCATATAGTATGTTACGCTGGTTCCCAAGGTGGGAAACTATTGTAAAGACAGGAGATTTTAAATCTATTGGTGAGATAGAACGTGCTAGTATGAATACTCCAATTCAGGCTAGTGGTGCTCAGATGACTAAAAGAGCATTGCATCTCATTCGTAAGTATATAAAAGATAACTTACTGCAAAACAAGGTATATATTGTAATGACAGTACATGATCAGATTGATTGTGAGGTTCAGGAGGACTTTGCAGAAGAATGGTCTAAAATTCAACAAACAATCATGCAAGACGCAGGTGCAGAGATTATTAAATCTATTCCTGTTCTTAGTGATATAACAATTAGTGACAGTTGGACGAAATAACACCATTTATTTCAGAAGTAACACGCAAAACATTTATTATTAGAGAGTCAGGTAGAAGCACAGATTTTATATCTCCGAGCTTTGGCCATGGCTGTATTTATGAATGTGCGTATTGCTACATGAAAAGACATAAGCCTAGAGGGTTAGATGTAGCTACAAATACAAATGATATATTGTCAGAAATTAATTCTCATGCATACTTTGCTACGGTAGATAAACCTAACCAAACACATGAGAAATATATAACTTACGATATATCCTGTAATGAGGATTTTGCATTACATGCAAACAGATTTCATGAATGGGAAAAGATATTTGACTTCTTCAAAAATCATCCTATTGCAATGGGTTCATTTGCTACAAAATTCGTAAATTTAAAGCTACTATCTTATAACCCTGAAGGTAAAGTCAGGATTAGATTTAGTTTAATGCCTCAATTTTATGCTGATATGTTAGAGCCTAAAACAAGTTCTATTGAAAAAAGAATTAAGGCTATTGATGCATTCATTGAAGCAGGGTATGATGTACACATAAACTTTAGTCCTGTAATAGTTACAAAAGGTTGGTTAGACCGTTATAGAGAATTGTTTAATCAAGTAGAACAATATGTAACTCATAAGAATAAAGTTAAATGTGAAGTAATATTCTTGACGCATAATAAAAATAAACATGAAGCTAATATCATGTATGAAAGAAAAGGTGAGCATCTACTATGGAATCCTGAGATACAAGAAAATAAAATATCTCAGTATGGTGGAACTAACATTAGATACAAGCATGATTTAAAAGCAGGGTTTATTTATCAATTTAAACAATTACACCAAGAGATTATTCCTTGGAACACCATTAGATACATATTTTAATATGAGCGAACAAAAAGAAAAACAATTATTCATAATAGATGGATATAAAATCTGGGCTTACACATATGAAGAAGCCTTAACTCATTACAAACGAATATTAACTTTCTAATATGAGAAACTTTAAAGAATTATTTATCTACGCAAGAAATGTAGCAGCGCAATATCCTGATTTAAAAGAAGAAATTCTAGGATTAGTTGATTTATGTGAATCAGAGATAGAAGAAGGAGGTTCAGTACAGCATGAATTAGATTTATGTCAAAGAGATATAGATGAATTAGTCGAAGAAAGAACTAAAGACAGAATATGAAAGAAGAAATATTACATTCTCAGCTGAAGAATGTTGAATTATTTGGTGATTTTAAATCCCACAAAGCAGAAATAGATGCTGAGGATTTAAGTTGGATATTACAGATATTATCTACAAACTTATATTCAGACCCAATAGGCTCACTCATTCGTGAGTATAGTTCTAATGCATGGGATGCTAATATAGAAGCAGGAAATAAAGATAAACCTATTGAGGTAGGTTTACAGACTAGTAAAGACCAAGGTTCTTATTGGTATGTAACAGACCTAGGTCCAGGTTTATCTCCTGAAAGAATAGATGGTATTTACAGAAAGTTTGGTAAATCTACTAAGAGAGATAGTAATGAAGCTATTGGTATGATGGGCTTGGGTAAATTCTCAGGTCTAAGTTATACTAATGAGATTTATATTACTACTCGTGTTGATGGTAGAGAGTATGAATACTTGATGCATAAGTCTGATGGTACACCACAGATTGATTTATTGATTGATAGAGTTACTACTAATCCTAATGGTACTACTATTAAAGTATTTATTAAAGACTATTATGATAAAAGAAAATTTAAAGAAGCTACACTAGAACAGTTAGCTTACTTTGAGAATGTTTATTATAACATAGATGATGCACCTAGTCTTAATCAAGATATTAAATTGATTAAAGCTAAATCATTTACTTATAGTAGTACAGAAACTAGAGAACTGCGTATTAAATTAGGTCCTGTAACTTATCCTATTGATAGTAATTCTGTACCTAACATTGGTAATAGTTTCTTGTATATGTACAGAGGTTTAGCATTAAACTTTAATATTGGTGAATTAGCTATTACTCCTAATCGTGAGTCTATCTTGTATAACAAGAAGACAATAGAAGTAGTAGAAAAGAGAATAGAAGAATTTAGAACTGAGCTAGTAGAGTTATATAATACTAAAGGTGCAGAATATGAAGATGTAAAAGCTTTTGTAGAAGCATTGAATAATTATAAAATAACTATTGGAGATAGTTCTTATTCTGTTCCTACTAACATTACTTCACTTATAACTCCTACATTAAAAGGATTAGAAGGTATAGAGCTAAGAGCTAATTATACTTCTGCATTATTTCCTAACTAT